TTGGTACCGCCCAAGGTCGTCTCACCCGCTTCGCTGGCGGTGCTGGCGGTGTTCCACGTATTGGCACCGTTGGTCGAAGCGCCTTCGGGAATAGCATCGCTCCAGCGCACGGAGAACGGCTTTGCAGTGCCGCTGTCGGTGAGGTTAAGCGCTACCAGATGATTTCTGAACGGGACAATGACCTTGCAACGGAGCGTGGCAGGCCAATCGGACAGGTCGCTAAACTGCGAACCGCCCTGTGTAAAGCTCTGAGGAACGTCGATACCGTTGTTAGCCACCAGCACGCCGCCAAGCACACCTCCTTGCCAGTTATTCGTTGTACCGGACAGAGTAGTGTAGCTTCCGCTCGCACGCGTCACGCTGGTGTGCGTAGTGCCGTCGATCTGGTATAGGTCGGTGAGCGTTCCGTAAACCCAGAGCGACGTGCTGCCTTTAAGCCAGCTAATGGCCCAATAGGGGGCAGCAGAGGGCGTTCCCAGAACCTGAGAATGCCCTAGAATTTTACCCGCCTGCTTGTCCAGAAAGCGGATATTTTGCACATCGGTGAAAAACGTCGGAGGCATGTCATAGGGAGACAAGTCTCGATTGAACGAGAAAGGCGTCTGAGCAGGATTGATGTCAAAAAGCTGTTTAGCCATTTCCGGTCGTCGTATCCTGAGTCCAAACGGTCGAATTAAATTCCTGTAGACAAATCAGGTCGTCGTCTTCAGTGAGCAGATTGCCGCCAGCTTCCTGAATCAGATCGAACAGGTCAATGACCCAATTTGTGGTCATACGGCACCTCTGCGCACCATTGCGCCGGGATCGCCCTGAACAGTCATGGTCATCACCGTGCCGCTGTACCTAGCGCGATCCTCGGCGGCGATGACTTCGCTCAGAGCGTTCTTATAGATCGTGGAGAAACGCGCGTACTGGTCGGTGTCGTTCAGATACAGCGCTCCCTCCATGCAGGAGGAGAACAGATACAGATCGGGAAACTCTAGCAGAATGTTGTTGCTCACATTGCTGTCAGAGAGCGGGTTGAGCTTTTTGTAGTAGTTGATGCCCACGGTATAGGCACCGTCCGGAACCGGGGCAACGCGAATGTTCTTGCCAAGGTTCGTATAGGCACGGGGGAAGCCGTTAACACTCCCCCCGTACTCTCGCGTCAACGACTCGGGGGAGAGGTAGCTGAGCGAGTAGCTGTTAGAGCTAGAATCGTCGTAGGTGATGTTTCGCAGTTCGATCATATCCGAGGGAAGATCGTAGAACGCGGTGCCAGACGTAGTGGTGGTGCTGGCCCGGACCAGATTAGCACGTACGCGCAGATCGCGATTGAGGCGGTTCTCGCTCAACGTGATAAAGTCCGGAATAACGTCGGTCAGGTCGCTGCGGTTGAGATAGTTAGCAACGCTGGTCTTCAGATCGGAATATGTCGCCAGAGCCATTAGAGAACACTCTCATGCGTGCGAAGCCATTTGTACTCAGGATCGTTGAGAAGCTGCTTCACCTTTGGCATGTGGTCCTTGTTCATCACATCCACGCCAAGCTCGCGCTTCCACTTCTCAATGATAATGAGAGGAATGCTGGCAACTTTGCGCATTCCTGCGGCATTGACACCGCCGTAGGGCGAATCGTTGTTCAGTTCCCGCTTGTTCATCTCCAGCAGAGGCTGCACGTCCTGTGTGCGGTGAAAGACAGCGTTGTCGCCGTCGTGATCATAGATGAAGCGGGTTTTAATAGGTTCTGTCATATCTGCCTCTAAGTAGGGGGAGAGGCACGTAGCCCCTCCCCCGCTTTAGCTTACGAGAGGTCGTAGACCGCACCAAGCGCCTTCTCGTTGTTGACAACGAGAGTGTACTCGGTGATGATCGCACGCTGCTCGCCGTCAGAAGTCGAAGCGACTTCCTTCTGGAAGAACGGGCGAAGGTACGCAATGCCGTAGTACTCGGGATCGAGCAGCCACACATCGCGCGAGCGCTGGAAGCGGTTCGGGACAACGGCCATCTCGCCAAAGTCGGAGACGTAGATGTCCATGCCGCCGATAATGCGCTGATCCGCCGCCTCGATGCGATTCGACGAACCGCCCGACGCACCGACACCGACGAAGCTGGAGAACGTCTGCTTCTGCGCCGGAGCCATCATCAGGTACTTGATGTCAGCGCCGTTGTTGTACGCAGAAAGGATCGAGGCCTTGAGCAGCGTCTCGGTGAACGAACGCGCCGTACCGTCGGTACGAGCCGTGCCGTTACCGGGCGTGCTGGCACTCCCGCCTTCGCTGATGTTCGAGGCAACCCACGACGTGAGCGAGCCGAGCTTACGAACCGTGCTGTCCGCCGACATCGCCGTCTTGGACTGGTTCACACCAACCAGCGAAGTCTCCATGTCGCGCTTCAGTTCCTTAGCACGCTTGGACATCTGGTAGGCAAGCTCTTCCTTACGACCAGCCTTCGACACCGCGTCAAGCGTGCCGGAGACGAGCGTCGTCTTCAGAGCGATCTGGCAGATATTGCCGAGGCGGGTGGTGGCCGTAGGCTTCGCAGCCGTGAGCGTGGCACCTTCCTCGTTGAAGTTGCTGCCGCTAGCCGCCGCGAGCGCATCGGTCTGCCACTCGTGGTTAACGGCAATAGCGTCCATACGACCGCCCATGGACATGAACGGGGTATCGGTGGGGGAGATGTCGTAAATGACATTTTCAAGGTCTTCGCGAAGACCGACGGAGCTGTACGTGACGTACACACCAGTAGGCTGTGCCATAGTTTAGGTTCCTTGCTAAGAGATTAAATCCAGAAAAACTGCTGCGGCATCCTTAGCGTTACCTGTTTTCGACAGCCTCTCTCGCTTAGCCTGAACCGCTCTGTTATTACGCTGAGTCTTAGACTCCGGAGCGCCAGGCTTTACGACTTTAGGAACAACTTTGGTCTTCCTCTGGCCCTGAACATTGCTAGAGGCCTTGTCCTGCATCATTGCTTTGTAAAGGACAAGAACCACGCGATGATCGGTGATGCCGTCAACATCCTGCTGCGAGAAACCTAGCGAAAGAGCATAGTTTCTTACGTCGTTGCGGATATTGGATTCAGGATCGGCATACTGAGGAAGAGCCTTGGAAAGGAGTTCAGCTTCGCTAGAAATCTTTTCCTGCAAGACCTTCATCATCTCAGATTCAGTCTGCTGCTGAACTCGCGCACGCTCCTGATGGATAGCTGCCACTCGTTCTCGCGCTTCCTGAAACTCCAGACGCTTCTCCATGTACTCCATGGGGTCTTCGTCTTTAAGCTGCTGCCAGTTGATCTGCTGATACTTCTGAAGCTCTAGGTTCTGAGTATCCGCCATCTGAGCCAGCACCTGAGAGTACTGCTGCCGCTCCTGCTGTACGGCGTTGAGATTGGCCTCGTAGGCCTTTCGCTGTTCCGCAAGAGACTGCGACTTACGGGTATAATCCGCCTGCCGCTGATAGCCGCTTCGAAGCTCGTCCAGAGTGACCTCAAATTCTTCACCGTCTACCTTGACGGTGTAGCGGGGAGAGGTTTCTTCAACAGGCTCTTCTGCGTCTACCTCGTATTCAGAATACTCCGCTTCCGGCGCTTCCGCTTCATCCTCGATTTCATAATCGGCTTCTGCTTCCGAGCTATACGCAAGAGTATTTTCCGTTTCTGATGCTGGTTCTGGATTAGTGTTCTCACTTCCAAACATGACATCAAACATAGAAAGCTTAGGCTGTTCGACTTCCCCTGCGGGATTGGTCTGACCGTCGCTCATAGTATTACCTCTGTTTTGTTTTTTCCTCAATCATGTCGCTGTGTATCACCGCTTCGAGTTCTTCAACGATAGCTCGTAAAGCGTCGATTCGTAGCCAACAGGATTCTCGATGTTCTCTGTTGTCAGAGATTTTCCATTCGTGAACAAGATTGTCTTCTACTTGGAGCAGGACGCTCTGAAAGACCTCATTGTCCAGAATTATCTTGGCCTGTGCGGCGCGTTCCTTAATGTTCATTTAGGAAAGCGATTACCCTTGCCGCCGCTCTTGATCTTGGCCATGGTGGTGTTACCGCCCTTGGAGGGGGTGGCTCGATTGCCGAGACCGCTCTTCTTGCCCTTCATCTTCTTTTCCTTTCGCTCTTCGGAAGCACTTTCCGACTTTTCGTGTTTGCGCATTGCTGCGCGGCTTTTGTAGGTTTCCTTACCGCCGTACTCTTTCACCATTTTTTGCAACTCCAGTATCTAGCGCTGAGTTTGCTAGGCGGGCTGGTGTCGCACTTGTGCCTAGCGCGGAAACTTTTACGACGCTCCGGCACATCTTTCTTAATCGTCATGTTCGGATCGCCGAAACGGACCAAGCGAACCTGCTCGCCGTCCTTGGCCAACACTGCAAATTTCTTGCTCTTGCCGGGGGTGCGCTTGGGCTTGTTATAGCCCGCAAACTTTTCGCCGCGATACTCGATCATGTCAGGTCTTTATGATAAAGTTAATGGGCTGAAACTTGAGAACGTCGGAGCCGGTGGCGGCACTGGCGCTGCCAGCGGTTCCGAGGACAAAGCTGCCGCCTACGCCGACAGGGAAGTAGGTGCGAAAATCCGGAACCCTGAAGTTAGAGCCAGAAGTGCCGAAAACCGTGCCAATCACGCCATACAGAGCGCTGTAGGTGGAGGTGCTGTAATCGGTGCCGTCGCACAGTAGCCAGTCGTAGACACCGCTGATGGTCTGTGTGGTGGGGGCGGTGTTGCTGGCCCACATGACAACGCTGCCCGGTTCGAAGCCCAGCTTGTTGAACTGCGCAGCGGTTGGATTGACAGCGGTTGTTCCGAGATTGGGAAACTGGGTCTTGAGAACCGACTTAATCAGCCGAAGATGGTCATCGCCTTCGGAGATGTTGTCGCTAGCCGTGGGCTGAGCGGAATTAAGCTGGCTGATATAAGAGGCGGATTCGACAGTCATTGCCTGTTCCTTTTAGCTTATTTTATCACTGTTAAGCTTCTTTGTCAAGTTTGCGTTTCTCCACCCAAGACGAGCCTTCTAGGAGAAAACACATTGTAGAGGTGTCTTGCGCTGGTACGATGGTGATGGCGAAGTTTTTACCAGACGTGACATACATGCGCAGCAGATTGCCGTGCTGGTCTATGCCGTAGCCGGTCACTTCTGCGTCTAGATCGTTGTGGAGAAAGCTCTCCAGCTGTTCTCGGTCGAAACAGGACAGAGCGTTGGCAGAAGAGGAGACAAAGAGCAGAAGTGCCGCTAGCCACCGCATTAGCCTAGCTCAGGCCAATCGTACAGCATGCCGCTCTTGGTCACGCTGCCGTCCGGGTTGCCGGTGTACGTCACAAACAGCGCAGCCACAGCATCCGTCGTCGCGGCCTGCGAGATGGCATCTTCCATCAACGACGCGGCCAGGCGGATTTCGTTGCGCCACTGCTGGA